TTGTAGTGTGGTAGCAAAGGTGAGACTATTAACCGCATTGGTAATAGTAAATGTGGGAGTTGCTGGAGCACTAACAGTGACTGCCAATTCAGTTGTGTTAGCAGTTACTGTTTGGTTTGTTGCGCTTACTACAATTTCATAGCTCACTGGCGTTTCCTTAGAGTAGGCTTACGAAACCAGTTGCTGTGGTTAGTGCGGGGTCTCCTGGTAATACGCCTGGCTCCCAAGCCAGTATCTTCGCTATTCTATGACTGTTACTTTGCGCACCAACTGTTACGCCGCTGATTGTATCGCTGGGCTGATCCCATTGGAAGCTGAATACGAGGAGTGGCACATTCTTACGGCTATCTGGTAAAATCTTATCAGTGTAAATCCCACTTGGATGTGTGACATTGACTATGCCATTGGCAGTGCTAGCAACACTGATGTAAGTGCTGGTGCTAACCATTTGTTTTGGGAAGTAGCCAATAACTTGACTTGCGCTGAAGTTTGGATCACCATTTCTATCATATGCGATAGAATCAACAATTACTGCCTGTGCTTCAAGTTGAAAAGTCCAACCTGAAATACTTTTTGCAAAATTGTAGACATAGGTCTTCTGTGTGCTGGGGAATACTGATTCGCATTGAATATTGTCTGGTCCTCCCAGCCAATCTGCGATTGTTAAAACTCCTGGCATTCAATTTCTCCTGTGGGATTAAATGACTACAATGAGTTGTAGTCAAGTCTGATGCTAATGTTATTTATGGTTAGCACGAAAATACTTGCGATAACTGCTCAAAATCAGCCATAACCGCCAACTAATTTATAGGCTGTTAGCACCACTGCGGGTGCTATGGGATATACTGGATTGGTTCCAGCAGCCGTAGTTTCTAACGAAACATCCAAATCCTCCGCACTCCAATGTAGTTCATAACTGTCGCCCACATTGCTGCTGTAGATAAAATTAGCTGACAGCACAGCAAATCCATCATCTCCACCGTGTGCGCCTGGAACGGATATAGTGGTAGCACTTCTTGGTAAATCCGTGCCATTTTCCTTTAACCATACTCTGGCACGATGTGTGACGTTGTTTTCAGCATTACCAAACTGAACTCTCCAAGCGACCAAATAGGTGCCAGTTGAGGGGCTGACCAATGTTGTAGTGTTGATAGGAATAATACTGCCATTGTTCTTTAATTCTGTAAATGTTATTGCTTGGCTGGCAGTGACTGCTGTGAGTGTTGTGGTCTGTGTGCTGATATATTCCACATATACAGCATCAGTATTGGTTGAAACTTCCCAGCCCGCAATACGCATCTTATTAGTGGTTGCGTTGTAATCTAAATCTGCATCAACACTTATGCTGCTGAATTGTCCAGTGCCTGTGGTAAACGCAATGTTGTATTCGCCACTGCTGGCATTGTTGATAAACACTGTGGCTGCTTGTGTTGAACTGTTGATTGTGCCATTATTTGCGCCTGCTGGTTGTGGATCCCAAACTAAGGCATCGCTGACTTCACTGAGTTCACTATACAATCCACCAACACCTGTTCTTGCTTTAAAATACCACGTGCCTGCTTCCACATAGGCTGTGATAACATCGCTTACTACATCACCACCAGCATAGTAGTTGGCAGCAATGCTGTTATCTAACCAAGTAAAGCCAGTTGAACTATTGGTGCTGTGGAACCATTCAACAAATGCCACTCTATTTGTGTTTGTTGCCAATGTGGTGGTTAGCGTGAAGTTGGGAGTATTGTCTGTAGGATTTAGATTAGTGATTAGTGGCTTACTGGGCGGTGGCAGTGAGGCACTGCTGTCAAATGGTGGAATATTGTTGTTGGGTTGATCTGCACCATCGCTCAATGTCTCATCAGTATACACTGATGCGTTATATTCCAATGCTGTTATCTCGCAAGCCAGTGTGCCATCTTCACCTTCTGTCTCACGCACTTTCATTACGCGGAATAGTTTGGCGTTAAAGTCATAGATTGGGTTGGTGACTTTGATTATGTCACCTGCTTCAACTTGTAGTGCGCTATAATCACAGGTAAATTGAATAACCAAATCTATTCTTGTTTGCTTGAGTGTGATATTACCAATGCGTCCAGCGTGTATCTTGCTGTTAACCATATCCACACGCATACGTAGAATGTTATCTTCTTCTAACTGGTTTCTATCTATACTTGCTATTTCAGTTTTGTAGAAGTCACTTTGGTCGCGTGTATTACGATTGGGATATTGTATTTCTATTTGGTTATACAAATCTTCCAAGTTGGTTGATGTCAGCGTAATCTCACCAATAATGTTGTCATCATTAAACAACATAGCGTTATTAAGTTGATCTGTGGTGGCTTGTTTGTTGAGAACTACTTTCCATTCACCATTCTTACCATCAAAGATTAGCCAACTGCTGGAAGCCAAAGCCAATCTATCCAAGTTTGCCTTTAGGCTATCTCCAGTGTTCAACACACCATTGATTTCATAGCGTGCCTGTGTTGATGGTGTTGTGCCGTCTGCCAAAAACTGATTTGGTGGGATAGTGTCACTCCAAGCAGCCAAACAGGTTGCTGTACTGGCACTGCCATACATTGTGGCAGTATTCACACTTGCGGTTGGTAATCCACATCCATAGCGATCATTTAATAGATAATCCGCAATGACATTACCTGGATTTTTCAAACTATTCTCTATTTCAAATGTTATTGTTGGCAGTCCAGTCACGCCCTTTTCAGCATCATACTTGACCTGTATAACAGCAAATACCAACGCACTCATCAAATAGGTATTGTCCGCAGTGGGAATAACATCATAGGCATTGACATTTGGAGCAGCATTGCCTGCGATACCTAAATTATTTGTGCTGGCACTACCACCTGCCCACATCCATATTTTCACTAAACCATTGAGATTATTATTGGCGATGCCATCTGGTGGCATACCATAATCAATAGTGATACCATCACCTTGAAAAAATAGTTTTTGATCATTCCAATAGATGTTGTGCGCAGTCCAATTACCAGTGGTGGTTTTTTCACTTATGGTAATCACATAGGTCATTGTGTCATTGGTTTTGCCATCGCTTGATGTAAGGTGCGCATCAGTGACTATACCTTGTTGAAACACACGACCATAGATAACTGGCACTTTGTTTTCTGTGGCTGGTGGAAGTTGAATGCGCACGCCTTGATCCACGCCGCCAGCACCACCGCGTAGTCCTGGTGTAAGTGCGCGGGCTGTAGCAATAGCCAAACCTGCTGCGATAGTACTGGCTACAAGCACACCGCCCAATGTTAACCCAATGCCCGCAATGGTAAATGCTGTGCCAGCAAACCCCACTGCTGCTGCTATTGCTGCGCCTATTGCTGTGAATATTGCCATTTCAATCTCCTACCACTATTGATATGCCTACGCTGATTATGGCGCACAGCAAAAATGCCAATGTGAGTTCAGTAATGCTGTATGCGGCGATAATGGTTTTTGCTACAGGTATAGCAATCATTGATTTTTCTCCTTTAACCAAGTGCTCTCAATAAATCTAAATCCACGATGTTCATAGTCAAAATCATCACTATTGTGTAGTTTTGACATCGTATAACCTGATATTTTGTTGTCTTTCATCATTTTTTCAGCCTCTGCTACATAAGCAGCAAACAGCCTTGCTCCTACCATTGTTTGCCTATAATCAGCAACAACATACCAAGCCAACTCACGCAAACGAATGATATTGGGTTGCCATAGTTCTGGCACACGCATAGATAATATCATTCCCACTGCGCGATTATGTTCGTCTCTTGCGATGAAACTTGCGCCAGTTTTTTCACAGCGTAGTAGAACGTGTTTGGCATAGGTTCTATCGTATTCTGCTAAATCCAAATCTTTAACAGCACTGTGTTTGGCGAACTCTGTCATTAAATCACAGAGATCTTCATAATCTATTTTGCCAATAGGTGTAATCATTATGGTAGAAACTCTGGTCCGTATGGATTAAATGGGCCACCTGGTCCTCTATATCCTGGGCCAATGCCGCCACCTGTATAGGGCTTACCAAAGTCAAAGGCAGTATTACTGATAGCAGTGACTCTGTCCATTGAAGTATCAGTGGGATATAGTGCTTTTTGGTCCGTGCCATTGGTTCTGCGTCCTGTGACCTTACGATCCAATATGCCCAATATTGAACTACAGGCTACACTTATGGTATAGGAATCTGTCTTGCTTTCAACATCAGTTGAATCACTGATGGTAAAGTTTGAAATATAACCACTAAATCTCAAACTGGTTGATGTGGAATCTATTGCGCCTGTTTGCGGATCAAATAACGCACGGAAGATTTCTACCTTACTGCCTTTGATCTTTTGATCCAATACCAATGCCACATAACTGTTATATAAACCCAAACCTGCTTCACCAACATCTTTAGGCACACCACTTAAACCAATCTGTAGTTGTTGGCTACTGGGCTGTAGTTCATCAGTGATTTCAGCCAATGATAGAAAATGTCCCAAACCAATATAGTTTGTGCCATCCCAAGTCAAAGGACCATAGGCATTGCTAATGGTATAGGTAGAAGTATTGACCGTAAGTTTGATCAATACTGCGTGAGTAATTGAAGTTGCTGTGGTAAGTGGTAATGTAATCATATGATTTTTTCAATCAAGGTGAAATCTCCGCTCCAACTCATAAACTTGTGTAGATTGATTTCATAGGTTGGTAGTTCCGCAATCACTACCCGCATAGTGGTGTCAGTGCCCAACAATATAGCGC